GGATTTTGACGGAAGGGTAGATATTATCCCCGTTTCTGATCCCAATATTCCCTCTAATGCACACAGGATGATGTTGGCTCAGATGGCTTTACAGTTATCTCAACAGTCTCCTCCCGGTATGTTTAATCTGGAAGCTTTAAATAGAACAATCCTTGGTGCGGCGAACATGCCGAATCTGGATCAGATACTTCCTCCAAAGATTGAACCTAAACCCCTTGATCCTATTTCAGATATTATGGCTGCAACAAAGGGAGTTCCAATTGCGTCCTTCCCCGGTCAGAATCATGATGCCCATATTCAGGTAAAGATGGCATACTTACAAGACCCTGCTCATGGTCAGTCTCCAATTATGCAGAGAATAAAACCATTAATTGAATCTAATATTCAGGAACATTCAATCATGAAATACCAAGAACAGGTAAATGGTGTTGCAAGAAAGATGATTGAGCAGTTACCTCCTGATCAAGCAGCAATGCCTCAAACAGCAGAACTTGCTATGGCACAGGCTGCACAACAGGTTCTTAATGCAAATATGGCTATGGGTCCACAGCAGTCTCCAGAACAGCAAATGGTAGAGATTGAAAAATCCAGACTAGCCTTGGAACAACAGAAACTTCAGATACAGCTACAGACTGATGCGGCAGAAGCTGCTTTAGAAAATAGAAAGTTAGATATTGAAGAATCTGAAATAGCTGTAAAGGCTGTTCAAAAAGGAGCAGAACAGCAAAGTAAGTCAGAAGAAAAAGAAAGAGATAGAATTGCTAAACAATCCATGAAAGCTGTAGATATGTTATTTAATGCTGCAGTTAAAGATGCAGATTTAAATCAGGAACAGGAATTAAAAGTTATGGATACAGTGGCAAAGCTGGCTCAAGCCTCTAAAGGAAATGAAGTAAAAAGTAATATTGAACAGTTAAAAGCTTTAATAAAATTAATAGATACAGCAGACAGAGGCGAGGCAGAAGGAAAGAAACAATCCCAAGAAACTTTGATTAAGGTTGCAGAGATGGCAACCAGAATGGAAGCAGAAAAGGGTGAATATAATGATAAAGATAAGGAGTAATATATGAACATAATTTCGAGTATTACAATGTGGGGCGAAAAAACAGTAGACTGTTGCTCCAAGTATTGGAAAATTATGATTGCCGTGGGTGTAGGTATGGCAATAGGATATGTCTTTAACATGGTTGGATGGCCTGAGTTCTATCAGAATCAGCCTGTTGTGGAGGCAGCAGAATAAACATGGAGCTTTGGGATGAGGTCGTCCAAAAATATAATCAAGAATTAGAAACAATAGTTAGAGCAGTTGCTGCAGGAAGTGCAGATGATTTTCCTACTTATAAACATATGGTAGGATACTGTGCTGGTATAGAATGGTCAAGAGAAGCACTGAGAGATATTCTTAAGAAAAGAATGCGTTCAGACAACGATGACGATTAAAGGAGAAAATTAAATATGCACCAACTAGCTTTAAACAAGGCAATTGTAAACGATAAATGGATTTCAGGGGAGGAGGAGGAAGTTTCCGATCCTTCTCCTCTTCCGACTATACCGGGATATCATGTTCTAGTTCGTCCCGTTTCTGTTAAAAAAGAAACAAAGGGTGGTATTCTTCTTCCCGATTCAACAAAAGATGACATGGCTTATCTTACAACAGTAGGACGAGTTATAACTTTAGGGAAGTTATCTTATATGGATAAAGATAAATTTCCTGAAGGACCGTGGTGTAAAAAAGGAGACTATGTTTGCTACGGTAAGAATGCAGGAGTAAAGATGCAGTATAAAGGAATTAAATTAATTCTCTTATTTGATGATCAAATTCTGCTAAAAGTACAAAATCCAAAATATTTAGACCCAACATTTAATTTATCTAATTAACAGGGGGTTGCGCGACCACTATAACTTATAGTATAATATAAACACTAACGTAAATCGAATTGCTTTCGTGGCAACGTAAGGGAGAAAATAATGAGTGATACTCAAGAAGGATGGAATAATATAGAAGTGTCGGAAGAAAAGGTAGATTTTGAAATTGAAGAGGAAGAAGCGGCTCCTAAAAGGACAGCGAAACCTGTTGAGGCTAAAGAAAAAACTGTAGAGGAGCCAGAAGAACTTGACGGGATAGAAACAAAAGGAGCACAAAAAAGAATTAGGCAGTTAGTTTCTCAGAGAAAATCTAGAGATGAGCAGATTCAGAAACTAATGCAAGATAATGAAGAATTGCAAAGAAGTATTTTAACAAGAGAAAAACAGTTTACTGATACTCAAAAAGTAAGTACAGAAGTTTCTGAACAACAGCTTACAGATAAGATTGAATTAGCAAGAAATAATTATAAGGAAGCTTACGAAGACGGTGATGCAGATAAAGTTCTTAAAGCTCAAGAATCTTTAAATCAGGCACAACTAGACTTACAGAATGTAGGCGAAAGAAAAGCTGCTATTTCTAATTATGAAAAAGCACTTGAACAAAGACAGGAACAAAAGAGGGTTGCACCTCAAGCTCCTGACCCAAAAGCTCAAAGTTGGGCTGCAGAAAATGAATGGTTTGGTAAAGACTCAGTAAGAACTGCAGCAGCTTTAGCTATAGATGCTGAATTAAAGCAGATGGGATTTAATACTTCTGACGATGATTTTTATACAGAAATAGACAGAAGATTAAAAAAGGAATTTCCTCATAGATATGAGGAGGTAGAAGAAGAAGTTTCGGAACGGGTTACGACACAACCTGCTCAAGTGGTTGCAGGAGCATCACGCAAACCTGCAAGTTCCAGTAAAAAGGTTAAACTATCACAAGAAGATGTGAGGTTAGCTACTAAATGGAATATCCCTCTTGAGGTATATGCCGCAGAAAAAAGAAAGGCTGATTTAGCCGATGGGGAATATACAACTATTCAAACACAGCGTGGAGGTTAACACTATGGATACACGAAATCAAAATGCGCGAAGTGCAAATCAAAGAGAACTGGAAACTAGAGAAGAAACAGAATGGACTTACGAAGAGCCAGATGCTTTAAATATTCCTGATAGTGTTCAAAATCGTTTCGATGACCAGAATATGGGATTACGTTGGCTACGAATTAAGCTGAGAGAAAACGATGACTATCAGAATATTGGAAAGAAGCTGGCTGAAGGATGGACTTTTGTAGCTCCAGATGAAGTTCCTGAGATGATACATTCCTCTATCGTGCTGGAGGAAGGGCGGTATAGCGGTACGGTCTGTCGTGGAGACTTGGCCTTGGCAAAAATGCCTAAAGGAAAAATCGCTGCCCGTCAGAGGTATTTCCAGAATAAGAGTGACAATCTAATGACTGCAGTTAATTCACAGTTAGAGAACTCCTCTGATTCCAGAATGCCTATAACTAATAATAGTAAATCCTCTGTGACAAGAGGAAGGAGTCCTAATTTTCAGGATTAGTTTCTAGTTAGAGGGTTTATTAGGGAAACTTTTATTTTAAAGGAGAAAATATATGAGTACTTCAAAAGCTCTCCGTGGTTTCCTTCCTGCAAGAAAGCGTGGCTCTGGTGCTAACTCCACTGGTTTTGAGGAGATTCCTATTGCATCAGCGTTAGGTAAAAATATTTTTACTGGTGATACAGTTAAAGCTACTTTAGGCAACTGCGAACCAGTTACTGTTGGTGGCACTTCTCTTGGTGATGCTCCTGTTGTTATAGGTGTATTCCAAGGATGTCATTACGTTCAGGATGGACAACCCAAATGGAGTAAATATTGGCCTAGTGGCACTTCTGCTACTAATGCCACGGCTATGGTAAATACGGACCCGACATCAACATATTATATTCAGGCAGATGCTTCTGTTTCTGCTGGTGATATTAATCAGTCCTTCTTTGGATTGACTGTTGGTGCTGGATCAACTGTTACAGGCCAGTCAGGTTTTGGTATTAAAGCTGCGACCAGACTAGCAACACAAGCTATTGATGTATATCCAGTAGCTGTGAAAGACGAACCGGGAAATGATATTGCTGTTGCGACAGAAAGAGCATTCCCAGTACTTGAAGTTAGGCTTGCACATCATAAAGCGATGCTTGCACCTAGCGTAACACTAGCATAGGGGGGAGTTAGATTATGGCTATTAATAGAGCTAGTATTGCTAAAGAACTACTCCCCGGTTTGAACGCCGTGTTTGGTTTAGAATACGGGGATGTTGATAACGAGCATAGAGCACTTTTTGAAATTGAAAATTCAGATAGAGCCTTTGAAGAAGAGGTTCTGTTTACTGGGTTTGGTACTGCTCCTGTTAAGGGAGAAGGTGCTGCAGTAACTTATGATACTGCTTCAGAAAGTTATACTGCCCGTTATACTAATGAAACCATTAGTCTTGCTTTTGCTGTCACGGAAGAGGCAATGGAGGACAATCTGTATGATACCTTCGCCAAACTTCGTGCCAAAGGTCTTGCAAGAGCGATGGCTAATACGAAAGAGGTTAAGGCTGCTGATATCTTCAACAACGGCTTTACCGATACTGCTGCTTATCATGGTGGAGATGGGGTTCCGCTTTTCAGTGCTGCCCATCCAACGATAAGTGATGGCAATCAGTCCAACTCCTTGAGTGCTGCTGATCTTGCTTATGCATCTCTTGAATCTGCACTTACGACGATTCAGAAGATCAAAGATGATCGTGGTATTCTGGTTGGTGGGTCTGCTGTCTCACTTCATATCCCACCAGATTATTGGGCAACAGCTAATTCACTACTAAACTCCCAGTTGGTTCCGGCAGCAGGTAGTATTGCCATTGACGGCAGTTCTGCACTAACCGCACCATCAGGGTGGAACGATGTGAACTCAGTTCGTAGCATGTCAATGCTGCCAAAGGGTTCGCAGATTAATCGGCGGTTTACCGATACAGATGGTTGGTACGTTAAGACTAATGTTCCTAACGGTACTAAGATGTTTGTTAGAGCACCTCTACAGACTAAAATGGAGCCAGATTTTGATACTGGAAATCTCCGTTTCAAAGCCAGAGAGCGTTATAGCTTTGGTTGGTCTGACTGGAGAGGCTTCTTCGGTAATACTGGTTAATTCAACCATTAAGAGGGAGGGAGAAATCCCTCCTTCTTATATTTTTAAAAGGGATAAAATATGTCATCGAATATTAAAACCGCAATGGTTGATGGTGGTGGAACTGGAAGTGGGTTGCTTGTTGATATTACAACTTCAGTTACTTTGAATTCAAGTAATACTAATGATTCTTTTACAAGAATATATGCTTTGTATGCTGATGTAGCAGGAACATATTTAATTACTGGCGAGAAGCAAGTTAATGTAGCAGGAGGTGTTTCCTCTAATACTGTTGGTGCTGTTACAAAGTTTAAAGCTGTAGCTGGAGCAGATATTTATTTAGGAGATTATGGACCAAAAGCTAGTGGTGTAATTAAAGTTTCTGCACCTTCAAGTGCCGCCGTTCTAACCGTTTTTTATGGGTAAACTATATGCCTTCTTATTCTACACTTGTAACAGATATTCAAAATACTGCTGAAAATGATGGAACAGAATTTACTACTCACATAGAGTATTTTATTAATAAGGCAGAAAATCGTTTAGTCACACAACTGGATGACTACGGATTAAATACATTTACTTCAATAGCTGTTTCAGCTAATAATCCTCTTGTGTCTTTACCAAGTGGAACAAGGATTGTAAGAAACTTTAACATTCTTGTATCTGCTTCTGTCTCTGCTCCTGTAGGAACTGCAAACAGTAGAATTAGTTTACTTCCAAGAACACAAGAATTTATTTATGATTTTTGGCCCTATGTAAGTGCTTCCGTAGGACAGCCAAAATATTATGCAATGAGAGATAACACAGCTATTTACCTAGCTCCTACACCAACATCAACTTATGATGGGGAGGTGCTTCATGTTTCCAGACCTGCGACCCTTACATCTGCTGCTCCTAACAACTATTTTTCTGATTTTTGTTACGATGCACTCTTCTATGCTTGCATGATCGAAGCTTCTCTTTTCAATAAAAGTTTTGATACAGTTCCTATCTGGCAAGCAGAATTTAAAACAGCTATTGATGGATTAAGAAATCAAGCCAGAAGAACAAGGCAAGACGATATGGCAGTTGCTGCAAGTCCTGCAGGTTCTGCTGATCCAATTATACAGGGTTCTCCCTGATGACAATTAGCAGAAGTGATATTCCAAGAGAACTGAAAGGAAATAGAAAAGTGGCAAAAGATAAAAAGTGGATACA